ATCTGAACCTCATTGATTAAATCTGTTAATGTAGTTGTCATTAGGCGTTGATACTCCGTAATGCAGCAGGTGCTGCTAGGCCAGTAGTTCCTGCAAGTTCATTGCAGATTCCATCAATATCTTTAAATTTATCTCTTGTACGTCCAGCCTCTGCCTTGATATTAAGAGCACCTACGGTAGCAAGGCCAGCAGTACCAGCGTAGGCATTTGCTGCCCCTTGTTCATCTAGTCCAGTTGTTCCAGCAAGCCGATTAAGTTCCGCTGCTAGACTGCTACCTGCTATACCAAGTGCCATTGTTTATCCTATCTAGGTGTAATGATTTTCTTATCAGGTGTAATAAGTTTTGACTTAGGCTCTTCTTTAGGCTTACCAAAGAATGCTTTGTAATAATGTTCATCAAATGAGAAACGCTTCATATGTGGAGCAGTTGCTCCTGTGTGGCAATAGAGTGGAACTTCTGCCTTATCGCATAGTGCAAAGAAGAATATATCTTCACCTATGAATTTAGCACCTCTACCCATTTCCATAAACACTTGTCCTTCTGGTGCTACGGCTCTTACTTTCTCAACTACGCTACGGTGCATTAGGATAAATCCCATACCCGCTGCATCTACTTTAATCAGTTTGTTCTCAGGTAGTGGATGAACTCTGGATAATCCAAAGCCACCATCTCCATCATTAACAAAACTAAATACTGTAGGCATTGGAACCATTAAAGGTTCTTCTGGATTATCTGTAGTAAAATATACTCCAGTTACCATTGGACGCTCTTTAGCGTCTTTGTTATCCCATAACAATCTAAATTTTTCTGGACTAACTACTACATCTGAATCTACCCAGAACAACCATTCATAGTCAGTCTTGTCATACCAGTAATCAATTACTGTCTGTCTTTGTCTAGCAATTTGGTTGCCTTGACTTCTTAATGATGTTGCAAACTCTACGCCAGACTTTAACATTACATCTGTTACGCCTTGCATAAACTTGCCATCTACCATACCGTTGTCACACCATACAACTGCTACTGAATCTTTTTTACTCATAGTCCCCTATGCCCCTATTTCTTTTTACGTGCTACTGCTGCGTTGTCTATTAAGTTTGGATAAGGTCTGCCAGCAGCCTTGGCTCTAGCCTTAGCAGCACTCTTCTGTGCTGGTGTTAACTTCTTAGAAGTTTTCTTAGGGTTCTTCTTATCCCAGAATGCAGTTTTCTTTTTCACCATTTCACCTTATCTGCCCAGTAGGCTGCAGACATTTTGCCTTTAGCAATATTGGCTCTATGACGAGCCTTGAAAGACTTCTGTCTAGCAGTTGGTTTCTTATCACCAGTTACGCCTTGTTGTCCAAAGCGAATAGTTTTAACTTGGTCACCTTCTTTAGCCACCACTACGTGTGACTTAGTTGGATGATTAGGAGTGCGTTTTGGTTTATTAAAACCAGATACTCCTGCTCTCTTTAATCTTGAATCTTTCATTTGCTCCCCTTTATTTGTTCTTTTGTCTTAGGGTCAAGGCGCACTTTCTCACGCCCATCCTTACGGAGAATAACAATTACACCGTCTCTCATAATTGATTTATTCCAACCGTCGTGACGCTTACGTTGACCCGATGACATTACTTCTTCCTTGCTTTCCCAGCCTGAGATAAGGCAATAGCAATTGCCTGCTTCTTAGACTTAACTGTCTTTTTAGATTTACCAATGTTAAGAGTTCCAGCCTTATACTCTTTCATTACCTTAGAGATTTTCTTTTGGGCTTTTGTCTTTTTCATTTTGTCATACCTTTCTTTACGCCAGCAGTTGTGCGCTTTTCAGGTATAAACATATTTGGATATTTTTGTTCAATTGCTTTCTTAGCAGCAGCCTCTGCTGCAGCAACGCCTTTTGGAGATATTTCATTTTGAAACTTTTTCATCTCTTTTTGAGCCTTGCCTTTTGCAATCATATCTTTGACATAATTAGGGTCACCAGCACCAAAACGTCTAACTTCACGGGCAGTCATATTACTTCTTCTTGCCCATCTTCTTCATACCCTTACGCATTTCCATCATCTTCTCTGCTTTAGATTCCATCTTCTCACCCTTAGCATAAGCCTTTGCAGCCTTCTTGCCTTTGGCGGTATATGGGAATTTTTTCTTTCCTACTTTTGGCATTAGATTTGTCCTATCTCTTTCATTACGGCTGCGGATTTAGTGTTTATATCTTTTGCTTTAGGCATAGTGTCCGCATTGTACGCTTTGCCTAAAACCTCTGATGCTTTATGTGCCTCTTGTATATGGCGCATACTCGTCCCTGCTGGCTGTATACCTTGTGCTCTCGCATCCTTATAAGCCTTTAGTTCTGAAGTCCATTTCTTATCAGAAATATCTCTTTTAGCATCTCCAGAATTCATCTGAAGGGTTAAACCTTTACATCCAAAACATCCATCAATTGGTTCTGGATGATGTTCCCAGTGTTTCATTTATCCCCTTATACTGCTGTGAAGTTTGCTTCTGTAACTCCTATACCACCAGCAATTAATGCTGCTTTAGTAGTTTCATCTACTACGTGTTTATGTCCACCAATATAAAACTCTTGATATGTTTCCACACTTGGGTCTAGTGGATAACGATTAATTCTATATGAACCATTTTGTTTCACCACGGAAGTGCCAACATCTTTTTTATAGAAGTAGAATAGGCGATGTTTACCGATTGGTCCTTCTTCTACAGTAGGTGTTGTAAATATATAATCTGCCACTTTTCTCCTTAATGAACTTACTGTAAGGCTAGAGTTTCCCCTAGCCCTACCGTCAATCAACTAAGCGATTGAAGAACCTGATTCGATTCTGTATAGTGCTTCTTCACGGTAGCGTGCAAAGCCTAGTACGCCGTACCAACCCATTGGGCGGTGACGCATCAAGCGGTCAACTACTGGTCCGATTACTACGTGTGGCTCTTCGGCAACTGCCTCGGCCAATGCTTGCTGTCCAGCGATGATTGTTCGGTACACCTTTGCAGATGAAGAACCATCAGTTGCTGAGTACAGACGTGGAGACTCTACGAAGTATGCACCTTCGTATGTTCCAATTTCTCCTGCCCAAATGCGGTCTTGTGAAGAACCGTATTGGTTAGGAAGTAACCATCCTGCTGAACCTGTCTCAGCACGTAGGTCGTGGGATACCTCTGGGTGTAATCCAGCCCAGTATAGTGAACCCTTGCGACCATTAGCCTTGTTAGCACGTAACTTCGCTACAGCCTTACGGATGTTTGCTGAAGATAGTGTTGCTGCTGCTGTGATAGTTGCAGTTGATGTTGCTGTTGAACCTGAGTAAATTACGTTTGAACCGCCACGCAATGTTGTCATTGCTACGGAGTCAATAGAATCTGCTAGGTTGTAAGCGATAATGTTTGCGATTGCAGGGTCAACATCTGCTAATGAGAATAACTCAAGAGCACGTGTTACCAACACTGAGTTACCGTACTCGTTAAGAGTAATGGTTACTGAGGTTGGTGTTGACATTGCTACTGCATCTGGGTCAGTTGTTTCTGTCAGAGCAGTAGTTGCTGCGGATAGGTCAACGTAGCGTTGTAGAACTACAGTTGAGCCTGGGATTGCTTGACGTGCTGGACGCTTATCTGCGACTGAACGAATTAGTGGTTCAGAACGGAGAGCGAATTCTAGAAGACGGTCATATGCCTTCTGTACTAGACCAGCACCACCAGCGGTTCCTCCGAGAGAATCAGAGGCTGTTGATACGTATGCCATTTCGTCACCTCCAAGTGACTATGAACGGAATTATTGTTGTGAGCGAAGTACATCCAACAATGCGTCCATTGAATCCGCATTATCGATGCGAAGATTTAAGTCTTCTGCTCGGTCAGGGGTCATAGCATTTTGAGTGATTACATCTTGCTGTCTTAAGGCAGCCCTATCTGTTTCACTTAGTTTAGACTCTTCCTTGTCTACTTTAATTCCAAAGAGGTCTGCGTTATCATCAAGCCAGTTATTCACTGACTCTTCATTAACATCCTCTAAGTCTTTAAGAACAAGTCTTGCAGCCTTTGCGTTGACGCCCTTCTTTTCTAGGACTTCTTTGACGGTTCTCTCACGCTGCGCCTTGGAAAATGTCTCAAGTTGCTCGGTGAGTTCCTTAATACGTTTCTCATCTGCACGTTTGGCTTTGCGTAATTTTTTAAGTAAATCACTGCCGTCCATCTGTGTGTCTGTATCTGTATCTAGGTCTTCGTCTTCGTCTTCCCAGTAGTTGTTGCTCATAGCAACCCACCCTTCTATTCGTTGTTAGTCGCAAGCCTCAAGTCAATTCGGGGAAATTGGTTGGCTCTTGCTATCGGTCTTTTACGCTACGTGAGGCCGATGGATTCACATAGGATTCTATTTATATTAAGCCAAGGCCTCTATTTTGTGAGGCGAATGACCTACTTCCTGCTGTTCCTGCCGCACCTGAAAGTCTTGCTCTTTCACGTTCTGCTAAATCTGCTAATCTCTTAAGTTCTGCTGCACTCTGGTCAAATGTTGCAGCAACTGCCTGCTCTGTTGTGTATGCCTTTTCTGGTGCCATACCACTTTCAATAGATGTTAACTTCTGTGCTGTTGGAAGTATCTGTGCTACTCGTGCAAATTGTGCTCCTGCAGTTCCATATCTTTGATTCTTAGAAACTAAATCAGATGCAAGTTCTTCACTTATATTAAGTCCTTGTGCTGTACCAGCAGCAATAACTCCAGCCTTATTAACTGTACGTTCTAGTTGCTTAACGCCCTCTGGGCCAGTTAGTAATGCCGTTGCTAGGGCTGCTCTACTTACGCTTGGAAACGTCTTTGCTAATTGTGCTTTAAATACTGCTGGAGCATTATCAATCAAATCAAATACATCTGTAATAATTGCAGTACTTTCATCCACTGATTTACCAGTAGCCATTACTGTATTTAAAAATGTTTCATTGGCTAAGTCACCTAATGCAGACTGGCGAAGAATATCACCGAGTCTTTGTTGAGACTTAATATACTCAGCAATAGTAGGAACATCAATTGCTTCGCCCCTAGCACGACGTTCTTGTAGTTTAAATATACCGCTAAAGCGGTTGGTAAATTCTGGTATAGACTTTTCTTCTTTTGCTTGGTATAACGCTAAGTTGATAGCATCAGAAATGGTTGAACCTTGTTTGTAGAATTTAGATACTACTGAATATAATTCTTTAACATATGATTTGTTTGCCTCTTCCTTGCCCATAAGAAGAGATAATGTATTAATAAAAGCATCTAATGATAGATTTCCAGTAATTGACTCTTGGGTTAATTCAGGAATATATACTGGAGTACTGTATTGTGATACAAGTCCCTCTGCTGTTGCTAATTGTTGTTCGGCTTCTGTTATCCCAGCAGCCTTGGCTGTGTATTGAGCAGCACCTGTAGTTGTGGCAGCAACCTTTTGACCTAACTGGTCAAGTGTTATTCCTGCAGATTTTAATACTTCTGGTCTAGTTGGTGCTTTAGCAGCAATTCTTTGTGCAATATCTGACATTGCTGAAAACTTAGGAGCAACTGCCTTTGTAAACTGAATATCGGCTGGACTTCCAAACGAAGATAGCCTTGCTTGCGCTGTTGCTTGCTGTGCTTTAGCAGTGGCTAATTGTTTTGCCTGTTCTGCTGCTTTTGCTTTTGCTGCTGCTACTTCTTCTTTGGTTGCCATTATATACCAAATCCTAACGCTCTAGCGAATTGAGTGGCTGCTGTAGTTGCATCTTGAATTGCACCCTTTGTTTTATCTCTATTTGGATGTAACATTGCTGCATTCATTGCTTCACCAACAGATGCTGGTGGAAGTTTTCCAATAACACCATCTGGTCTAATTAACTTATCGATAAATGGGTCCTTCAAATCAAGGGAATCTACGCTTACTTCCCAAGCATCAGCAACTGCTTTCAATACTGGGTTAACTAAATCTCTAACTGTTGCATTAGGTGTTGTCTTAAGACGGTCAGCATATTGTGGATATTCAACTGCAGCCTTGGCTGCTAATTGAGTCTTATAATCACTTGCAGAAATCTTGCCACTAGCAATTTGTTTAGCAGCATTTTGAATCTCTACTTCAGAAACTGTACTTAAGTTAAATGCTTTGGCAATGCTACGAGCCTCAGTAAGGGCATCTAGTGCCTTGGCTCCTAGTGCCTTCTCATCAGCAAAGTTTACCTTTGACCAGATATAGTCTTTGGTAAATGTCTTTGGGTCAAAGAAAGATGGGTACTTTGTTGTGATGATATTCTTAACAGTCTCAGAAACATCAGCGGTTTTGCCAGTCTTAATGGTTTCTTTAGCCTCACGGACTACTGTATCTAACTGCTCATTAGCCTTTTGGTTATAAGCAGATACAAACGCTGCAACATCTTCTTTGCTAAACTTGCCAGTAAATTGAATATCAGTAGCAATACTTTCAAGTAATTGCTTTGCTGCAATTGGAGTAAGTTTAATGGCTTCAGAAGAGATTGTTTTACCAGAGTCGCCACCGCCTAAACCAACCGCAGCAAGTGCTGCAGCAACGGCTGCTGCTAAGGCTTTCTCATCCATTATTTACCTTCTCTCAAAGTAGCATCTTTCATATTGTCTTCTTCAAAATTACGGTTAATTAACTCTTGTAATTTTGGGTGCCAAGCCTTCATACGCTCATCAATAAATGCTATATAGTTTTTCTTTACGCTAGATTTCTGAACGCTTCTATCTGGCATACCTTTGTATACTTCAACTACGGTATTTCTGATAGTCATAAATTCTTTGACATCGTTCCATAATTTTGTATTACCATACTTATTCATCCACTCATCATTGTTTATGACAGTGTTCAGCGCATAAGCATAACGGAAAGACTTATCACCACGTTGTGGGTCATTGTATTCTTTCCACCAAGACTCACTTTGTTTTCTGATTAAATCTCCAGCAACAATGCGTCTAGCCTCAAGAAGTTCTGGGTGTGAACGTAGTGATTTATTATCACGTCTCTTGGCTTCAGCCTCTAATGTATCAGTTAACTGATTATATAAAGCCCAGCCACGGTTGATTTGTCTGCGTTCTTCTTCTTGCTTAGGGGTTAACTTAATGTCATTTAATATGCTTCCATCTGGAAGTTTAGTCTTAGGGTCATTAAGTATTCTATAGATAGAAAGATTAAACTCTTCTTTGCTAGGGTCAACGTCAAGGGCTAGTAATCCAACTAACTCTGGATTTTGTTTTGCTAGAGTTTCAGCAAGTCCTGTTGAGTCTTCAAATACACGCTTATAAGATTCATAGTTAGGTTGAATATAGGCGTTCGCTGAAGAACCTTTGAAACTTACTCTATCAAGTGGAAAGTTTGGACCCAACTTAGCGGTCAACTCCGCACCTGCAAGTTCTCTTGCAAGTTTCTCATTGTTAGCAATTACTCTATACTTATTAACAAGTAAGTTGTATGCCTCTTCATATAAAGCCATTGGGTTGGTATCAACTTTTGCTGGGGCACCAAAGATAGATGCAAATGCCCAGTTAGCCTTAACCGCAAAATTCTTTCTAGTATCACGATAGACTGTTTCATCTCCAGGATATTTCATAATTCCTAGGTCATCTAATGTCATATAGTAGTTGTGAACATCTTTCCAAGAGTTTAAGAAATCTGCATTTCCCTCTGGACCATTAAAGTAGAACCAAGCATCTTTTGCCCACCTTGGAACCAGTGAAGATTTCCAATCAGTTTGTGGACCATATGGAAATAAAACATCATAGTTGGAACCTAACCAACTCTTCATTAAATCTTCTGCCTGTGGCTTACGCTTGTAAATTTCAGAGACAGCAACACTAGAAAATATAGATGGAGATGGATAGTTAAGTAAGAATCCTATTGAACGAGCATTTAATCTAATACCCTTGCCACCAAAGAGTCCCATTTCCTTAGTTGCTGGTACAACTAAATGGGTTGCCTTCATTGGGTCATCTGTAGGGTTTCCATATTGGTCTACACCAAATGACCTAAATGCTGATTGGTAGTTATATAAGAATTGACCAACACGCTCTGGGTTCTTTAGAGCAAAACGTCCATAACGATAGAAAGCATTTAAAGATGCAGTAGGAAAAGCAGTTGCTAATCTAGCAGCATATAATGCTCTGTTCTGCCTACGAATTGTATAGAATGTTTTCTCATTCATTTCTAATGCTTCTCGTCTAGCAGCAGAACGTAAAACTTCTAGTTTATTAAAATTAAAAGTACCGTCTTTATTTATAAAAGTAAAGCCTTGTTCGGTTAATTCATTTGCTTTTTTAGCAACAGCATCTGGAAAAAATCTGTCAGCAGCAGCCCAGCGAATTGGATTTTCTGGACGAGTTAATAGACCAAAAATACGAGAGGCACCGTTGTTGATAGCACCTTCAATTTTATCTAAGGTTCTATATCCAAACTCAGATGCTACGTGAATATTAAAATCTAATGGGTGAATTGGGCTAAGTCTATTTAAGTCTCCACTTAGAATTTTAGCCAGTTCTGCAGAGTTAACTTCTTTTGAAAGCACTAATGCTTGTGCCTCAACATTAGGTAAGTATCTCTTTACTAAACCAAGTCTATCTCTTACTGTATCTAATATTACAGAAGGAGTTGTTTCTCCAAATTGTTTAAAATAAACCTGACCTTCTTTGCTTAATCCCCATTCAACTAATTCTTTTTCGGCTTGGCCAGCAAGAATTCTATCTACCAACTTATCACCACGAAGTGAACGGTTAGCAAAATATGCCAACTCATCAAAGTAGATTGGGTCATTTACAAAAGTTACAGTAGATGGACCTCTGCGGAGAGTAAGGTTTGAGCGAACACCAATTCCAATTTGACCTAAATAGTTTGCTGCAACAGTTCGTGAGTTAGAAAATTCTTCACTAAATGCAGCGCCAAATTTATTTTCAGCAAATAAAGATTCTATTGGAACCCATCTGCCTTCAATTTCTCTGTACTGTACTGGTTTTCCATAATAGCGTTTTTTATAAGCAGCATCTTTTAAGTACACATCAGCCTGTGCTCTTCTCGCACTACCTAATCCATTAAGAATATCATCAATAACTTTATATTGATTTGCTATTTCTTTATTAGCAGCAAGAATTTCTTTGGCATCTGGGGCTAAGGTATGTATAGAGCCTTTGGCTTTTGTAATTGCTGCTTTAGCATTAGCAATATCTGCACCAAATCTTGCATTATTTGGAACTTCAGTTTCCAGGAATTTTACTCTTCGCTCAAGTGAAGCAATAGTTGGTACGGCTGACTGCTCACCGAACGGACGAACTGCATCACGTAACTCAAATTCAATATCATCAACCAGTTTAGAAGCAGCCTTAAGGTCTTTCATAATTAAAGCCTTGTTATCTCTTATGGTTTTAGGAGATAATTTAACTGCATATTTTTCTGGCTCTAAGTATAGGGCAGCCTCAGCAGTTAACCTATCTAAAGAGTCTATTGCTTCATCTAATTGTTTAGATATATCGGTTACCGCTTTATCTACAGCATTAAATTGTTTTTTATTAAGAATTCTATTTGCTTGACCAAGAAATCTGTTTTTATTATTTTTAATAAAATTCTTGCTCATATTAGGAATATTGTCTGTAATAAACTTATTACCGTGTGCCAATGTTGCGCTTAAAATTGGCTCAAATAATGAGTTCTTTGGAATATATGATGGGCGTGCAAGCACGTCTATAGACCAGTATTTATTGAATGTTTCATAAACAAATTTGATTGCATCATTTGCTTGATAAACTTTAGTTTCAAACTTGCGTTGTTTAATAGCAGAGTTTAACTCACGCTCAATCAAGCCCCAAGGAGCCATACGACGAGACTCAATCAATTGACGTTGAGTTTGAGCATCGGTAATAACACGTTGTCCCTGTGCGTCCATTGCATAACCTTTTTGGGCAATAGAATTTGTAGCACCAAATACTTGATTTTTAATTTCTTGAGTAAATGTTCTAATTGTTCTAGTGTCAACAAATCCCTTTGTATAAGCAAGGATTAATCCCATTTGGTCTTCTAATTCATCAAGAACATTGTTGCGTTCTATGTTTGTTTGAGCATTGGCAAATTTAGATTTTACTTGTGTTCTAAATTCACCAGCAGTAATTTTTGTTTTTGGTGTAACGTTGATTAAGTTAGCGCCATTAGTAAACAAATCAATATCATCAAAGAACGCATCAAGTTCTTTTAAACCATCAAGTGGGCGAGAACCAGAGTAAGTCACGAAACCAAGTGGCTTTTCTGTACCAACAAATCTTACTACTCTAGTAATAGGACCATTTAAAGAACCGCCTAGGATTCTTTCTTCCATTCCACCAAGTCTAGTAAAATCTCTAGTAATAGCAGAAGCCTTTAGGTTCTGTAATTTATCACGAGTTTTAATGAATGCACCCTTACCAAGAACTGGCTCCATAGGCACATAATCTTTTGCAAATTTACCTGAGGTTCCAGTTGCTGGGTCAAGCAATGAGTCTTTAATAAATTTATATTCAGGTATACGATTAATAGCATCATCAAATGCAGCATTCATACGAGACCAAGCCTCATCTGAAAACTCTAACGGCTTGCCTTCTTCAATTCTTCTTGCTTTCATCATAGAATTCATATCTGCAATTTCATAAAGGTCAGCAGGAGCATTCTTAGATAATCTATCTAATGCTGGCAAATAACCTTTATCAGCAAGAATTAAATCTTTAATTGTGTTTGGGTCAGTAGCCCTCTGTATTGGACCAAATAAATTTTCGTTATTTGTATACTTTGTAAGTATTGTAGATACTTCATCAATATTAGAAGTACTAGCCAATTTATTAACATCGTTACCAATAGAAGTTTGTCTACCAGAAGCAGCATCGCTTTGAGTAAATAAAATGCCATCATCAATGTCTTTTTCAACTTGAGAAAGATTTCTGCCTCGTGTAGTAAGTCCTGCTTTACGAGCACCTAAATTGCCAGTTTTAGCAGCAACTCCAAATGCTTTAGTAATGGCAGCATTGCTTGCAAGAAAATCAATCGGACCAGTAAACCATCTACCAACCGTATTGTCGACAAATGCTCTTTGAATATCGTCATCATTCCATAAATCAACTTCATCTAAGTCAATTCCACCTTTATCAAAAACAACATTTGCTATTGGCTTGATTGGTGTTAAATCTGATTTTGTAATAGCCTGGCCAAGGCTTACCTCTGCGGAACGATTATAGGCTTCGGTAATATCTGATAGTTGAAATCCTTTTTCAAATTCATCTTTTGAATATAAAGGGGAATCAAAATCTGTTAGTAAAGCGCCAGTTGCGATTGGACGAGTTATATATGGAGATATAACTTCATCGTGAAGTTTTACTCCAGCCTTTAATACTAAGTCATTACTGACTGCTTGGTCTTTTACCGAATACTTTAAATTTTCTTTAACAATGTTTTGCGCTTCTTGTTCTAAGCCAAGAGCACTCAGTTGTTTGCTAGTTCCAATGTCAACTCCAGCAGAAGTGATTATGTTTGAAACAGCCTGAGATGGTGAACCAAAATTACCAGTAAATGTACCTGCCAAATATTCAGCAGTGTTACCAATAAAACCACCGACGGGTTTGGCGATATTGTCTAGGAAACTATTCCATAATGACATTATATCTCCTTAAATTCTTTTGCGACTAGGTGCACTGCCTTGTGGTTGTTCTTGTGTAATTGCTTCAATAAAAGCGTCCCTATCATCTACTGAGTCCCAGGGAACTAATGATAGTTTCATAATAATTCCTAGGTTTTGATAACCTAAAGAATTTGCAAACTTATCAACATTGTCAAATAAACTACCAGGAGCAAAGGCACTCATTGCATCTCTTTTATGACAAAACTTAAAAATTGCTTATATGAATCTGGTGCATCTGGGGCCTGAGCAGCAGCCACTAAAGATGGCATATATTTGTTAATAATCTCTTTGTTCTCAATTAGTCTTTCATCGCTACGAAGTGAGGCTGGTAATACGCTTTCGCCTGCTCCACGACCAAAGTTTACGCCAGTAGATTGTGGCTCTAATGGACGTTGAGTATCATCTAGTAAAGTTCTAATGCCACTCATATCTAGTGCTGGTGTTCCTTCTGCTTTAGCCAATTTTGCTCCACCTTGCTGTGCCATAGTTTCTACTCCAGTAGAACCTAAACTTTTCATATCTGGTATATACATATTTGGTTGACCATCTTTAGAACCTGCGCCACCGTTTGCTGACACACCAAATTTATTTTGTGGAGAGTCTGGTCGGTTACCACCACTGTTTTCGTTACCAGCCACTGCGCCTCCTACTTAATTTTTTTAGGTTGTTCTTTTGATATGTATGGTCCTGCTGTAAATGCTGTAAGTTTAGATGCAATCTCCATTGCTTCGTGTGCATCTGCTCCAGCATATAAAGCGCCTAGCGCATATGGTGCGCCTGAGCCTGCAGCGTATACTCCATCTGCAGATTTACTTATTGATAATTCTTGGTCAACATCAAAGATTTCTCCACCAACAGCCATAATAAACTGAAAGCGAGTTTCTTTTGTATCTTCATCAAAGTTATAACCATTATCTGTCATACACTTACGCAGAGATGGCATAGCCTTTACAATCATAAAGCGATATAGATTTTCTCTATCTTGCTTAGTAGGAGTTGGTGGCTCCCAAATATGTTGTGCTATATCGCAAGGTAGCGTCTCACCTGAACCAGCAATTAAAAACATTCCATTTTCAGAAATCTTTTTAACCTCTGGATGTGAATAAATTTTTCCATCAGCATCAGTTGTTTGACTATCAGCAACTATGAAGCAGCGGTCTTTATGCTCTAAACCAATTATTGTTGTCATTGTCCCCTGCTTAGTTAGCCTCTAGTTACGACTCTTGCTCCTGCCTTACCAGATGATGTAAGACTTGAGAGAATTGTTTGAATGTCTGGTGCTGCTTCCTCTTCAGGAAGAGCGCCTCCTGCTGGCGAGGCTGCGGGAGCAGGGGACGGTTGCTCAACCATTTGTGCCTGACCAACAGGAGGAACCTGTGGTTGTGCAGGAGCAGGCTCTGGGGCGAATACCTCAGCGATTGCTTCCTCTATTGTTGTCCCTTTTTGCCGCAATTTAATTACATTTGCAATTTTCTTTACAATGTCACTTGGGTCTTGACCCTGTGCTGCCATACCAGGAATTGCTTGGCTATATGCCTGAATTGAAGATAATAGCGATTGACGCATATTTTCAATTTCAATCTTCTCTTGTTCTTGTCCAACGTTAACTGAGAATGGCATCTCACGCATAGCCATATCTTTAGAGATAAGTCCGCCACCTAATGCTTGTAGCATAAAGATTAATCCCTGGGCAGGATTTAAACCTGCAAGCATTCCATATCGAACATCGGCTGAGTAGTCGCCCTTTATGTCTTTTGATGGTTCGTAGGTAATCTCATATGGAGAGCCAGAATCTACGCCACGTATAGTTTTGGAGCCAGGGAATACTTTTTCGTCCACCTCAAAACAGATACTGATTACTTCACGAAGTGCTGAAGCAAAGATTGCTTGAGCAGATTTAATTTGAGTATCAAATGCACCCATCAAAGCCTGTACGCCTTGGCCAGTTACAATTGAAGCATCAATGTTTCCTGTGCGAGACTCGGGATAACGTGAGCCTACACGAAGTTCTTGATTTAATAATGTTTGTTCTGTGAACGCACCTTGAGGTAGAGTAAGTTCTACACGGCGTACACCTGCTGGGTTGGCTGTGCGGATAATCGCATCGCCACCTAGTTGCAATTCGTTTACATCGTTAGGAAGTACAATTGGAGACTGTACAGATTTCTCTGCTGCTTCCATTGCAAGCATAGCAAAACGATTACGTAGTAATTGAATACCAAGTACATCATCAAATTGTCCACGAATCTCATCGTCAACATTTGGTCGCTTGGCAACTACAATCATCAACTTACCAATTGGGTTGTTAGCCTTAGATAAAACTAAGTTATCACGGCGTGGCACATAAACTACTGACTGGTCTTTATCGTAGTAGCGTATGATTTCAATTAATCCATTTAGGTCTTGGTCATATCCCATAGGCCCAAGTAGTTGACGCTCATACTCTGGGAACTGAGCAGTTAACTCACCCAATGTCAAAGAGTATAATTTGGCAAATGCAACACAACGTCCATAGCGGTCAAATTCAGGATATGCCATCCTAGAGTTTTCTATGCGTATGCGAGGCATCTGGTTTTCTTCGTCGAGTTCAATTACGAACGCAGCGAAACCGTAGGTTATATATCTATCCGCTCCTGAGTACATTTGTACCGCAAGGTCAGAGTG